AGCCAGTAAAGATGAAGATAGTGGTCCACCAGACGGTGGTATGATGACACCAGTTTATCAAGGATCAGGGACCTAAGGGTCTCTGTTTTTTTGCTCATAAATACTGGTGCCACACCAGCACTAACATGGAAGAAAATAAACCAAAAGTAGAAAAGAAAAAAGGACTACTTGGAAAAATTAAGGAGGCAGCAGATGACAAGGAGGAACAACTTGCTATTCTTTCTACCTTTGTCCGTCTTGGTATTCTTGTTTGGTCTGGTGGAATTCTCACTTTGGCATACATCAAACTACCTCCTGCTCTGGGAATCCCAGAACAGAAGCTTGATCCAACCTTCATTGCCTCAGTCTTCACTGGAGTTCTAGCGACCTTTGGTGTCCAGGCAGCGAAGAAGTCTGGTGATAGTAGTGGGGGTGGTGGAATTACCAAAGCAGATATGGAAAGGTTAATTGAAGTTGCTAAACAGACAGCACCATCACAGACAATTAGGGTAGAACAGGCACCATTAGTAATCTCTGCAATCGAACCAAAATGAAAACACTAAAGTGGGTAGGAATTGGTATTGGTGGTATAGTTGCCATCGCACATATTGGAGTTCTTGGACACCTTATTAGGGTGTCTGAGAAGTATTCTGAAAAGATACAGTATCCAGTGATCAATCTACCCACTGGTGATTATTCTTCTTATAGAATCAAATCTGATCAGGAAGGATATGAGATTGAATATAGAGCTAATGATCCAAAGGTTATGACTTCTGAGAAGAGTCTTAATTTAGATAAGACTAAGAAGGGATTGTTCGGTGGTGGTAATGAGATTAGAAAAGAATATAGACGTGATGAATATACAATGGATGGCACTAGAAATATAGGAGGTGAAATAGATGGTGAGGGAAAGTCTGCAAGAGAAATAGAGTGTATCGTGGCGGACGCTGGCTCAAGATCCCAGGGTGCAATGGCAGGAACTAGTATTGCAGCTGGGATTGGAGTTCCCGCTGTTGTAGGAATTCCTTATGTTGGATGGTTAGCAGCTGGTTGGATATCGTTGTTAGGTGGTAGGATTGGTGAGGATGTTGGTTCTATGGTTGGTAGTGTGTTTAATGATTGTTAGTAAATCTAGATATAATAGAGTGTAAAAATAACTTTCTTGAATAGATAGTGTAGTTAATAAAGATGATATGAAGTTTCTTTTTGTACTTTTGGCTACACTGTTCTTCAGTGTTCCTGCATGGGCATTAGATGTTAAGATGGGTTCTGATGGGAACCTAGTATTTGATCCCTCCGAAGTCACAATTTCCGCTGGAGAAACTATACATTTTGTAAATGATATGCTCCCACCACATAATATCATTGTCGAAGGAAGACCTGATCTTTCAAGAGAGTCATTGATGTTTAGTCCTGGTGAATCACAAGATGTTGTTTTTTCTGATCCGGGTGACTATACTTACTGGTGCGGACCTCATAAAGGTGCTGGCATGATTGGAACTATTCACGTATCATAACTTATGGAAGACATACTCGGAAAATTTTTAATAGTATCATCTATTCCCTTTTTTGTTATAACAATTTATTTTGCATTCACTAAGGGTGGATACTACGATACTGACCTCTATGATGGCGATGGAACGGCCCATAAGGTATTGAAGTAATGACTTCGGAAGAAGAAATCAAAATGCGTTATGGTTTTGCCATGTGCGCATTTGCTAGAATGTATGGGGTTCTGTCAGTTAATGGTTCAGAAGACATACATAGATTTTGTCATAAGTGGGCAGAGTCAGGTGAACCAACACCCACTGGAACTTTAGTTGATGTCAACTTTTATTTTAAAGATAGGTGGGATATCTGGGGAGGTCATGTATGAAAGACTTGGCACTTAAAGCGGCACACTTTGCTGCTACTACACTCAATAATCCTTGGGGTATTGGTAGTCTAAGTTTTATATTAATCTTTGTTCCTATCATTGGTATGTGGGCAGTTCACAAATATAGATGGGAACACTGGGAACCATTCAGTAAACATAAATGAATATAGGAGGTTAATTGTATGGGATCTTTTTTAGTATTTGTTTTTGTTATATTATTAGTCTCTGCCATGGAATTAACATGGCCAGTGAGGTATAAAAGATAATGAAATCAATTATTCTATTATCATGCTTCTTACCTCTAGTAATGGTTTGGATTGTAATAAAACTTTCAGTATGGATCTCATCCGTCAACGAAGAAACAAACTATGTCAGAGAAGAATCCAAAAAACCACACGGACCATATGTGGCAGACCCATATGCAGATGTTGACGAAGATGAAGAGGAATATTGAAATCTCAGAAACTATCGATAAAGTTCTCCATCAATACTACGTTGTTGAACGTGGTCAGAAAGTTCCCAATTGGAGATATATAAAAGACACCGATTGGTGGGTTGAATATTTAACAAACCTAGGAATAGATCCAAGAAATCCATGAAATTTGATTTATCAATAGAAGATTTTACTATTATTATAAATGCTCTACACTATTACAAGAAAGTAGAGAAGAGAGATAATTTTAAACAGTATGACGAAAAACGTATAAATCATTTGAGAGATAAGTTGTCATATCAAATGACATTTGATAATAGATAATCATGGAATTATTTTTACGTCCACACGATAATGTCAGTGATCCAGTGTGGTCTGTGATAATTAGTCTAATAATAGTTCTTATTGGTGTGTCCTATTACATATATACTATTATGAAATTAGCATTTGCGGAGTTAGAACAAAATGGGAGCGATGACACCACCGAGTCGGAAGAGTTGTTACAACTTTCGAGTAGTGGAGATCAACAGAGTTCTTGATGGTGATACAATTGATGTCACTATTGACCTTGGATTTGATTTGTACAAGAAAGAAAGAGTGAGAGTTGCTGGTGTTGATACTCCAGAAAAGAGGACTAGAGACCTAGAGGAGAAGGCACTTGGAAAAGACGCAACTAACTGGCTCAAAGAAAAACTCGAAGGTGCTATATGTGGTGATGATGAGTTGTCTGTTAGGACTGAACTTGTTGGTGGCGTCGGCAAATATGGCCGTCTTCTTGGCTGGTTATACATTGGGGACGCGGAATTGTCCCTTAACGAACAAATGATTGACGAAGGTTATGCTTGGGCCTACGATGGTGGAACCAAACAAAAAGACTTCGAACAACTAAGAGAAATTCGTCGTGCTCATGGCACGTTAATTTAATGCAAAAAATTATCAACGTCGTATCACTTTTTTCTGGGATAGTTTCTCTCAGCATTGTTGGTGCTGGAGGATATCTTTATCTCAACTCAGATACATTAATTGAAGAGGCTAGAGAGAAGGTTACTAAAGAAGTAACCAAGACTGTAATGGAAGCTGTTCCTGGAATTGTTGGTGGACTTATGCCAGAAGTTCCAAAAATGCCTAAGACTACTGGTGGAGTAGTTCCTGGTGCTGGAGGAGGTGTTGTTGGATTCCCCGGCAAACCATTCTAAATTTTAAAATAACTTTATTGGAGATTGAATATGACAAATATTCGTTATAGGAAATCACGTTCCTTTTCTAGAACTAAATCTAGAAGAAATGATTCCACTGAAACATTTTTTCTATATGTTGCTTTTCATTCTATCTGGTCATCAATTGTCAACGTTTTCAATGATTAATGGAAATACCTAATATTAATATCACTTCTAGAGGTATTACAATTAGAACATTGGATATTCCGGAAGTTCCAGAGTGGTTAAGAAATCCTCCACAAGCAATACCTCCTGTATCACCAGTAACTACACAACTTGGTACACCAATTATCAATATACCTGGTTGTGTAGAAGCCAATGATAATGATAGGGGTAAGAACGATAATCTAATTACCGATGATAGTAATGGTAATAGAACTTATTGTGATTCTGGATTGCCAAGTTTTAACCCTCTTGACTTTGAACCCGAACAAATAGTACCAACAGCTCCTGCGGGAGTCGATACTAGGGGTTTGGAACCCGAACCTGATATACCAGAACCTAAGATAGATGTTCCCAAAACACCACCTTCGACAGCCAATATTGATTGTCCTACAGCAGCACAAGAAGCTAAGGAACCCGTTGGAACTTTAATTAATGGTTTCCGTGATAAGGTAATAGGTTATAAACTGATTGGAAATGAGTGTATTCAGGAGACAGAATCTGTTCCTATTCAAGTTCAGTTGATTGAAGGATTACCTAGTGGTGGTCAGGTAATTCAAGTGGGTGGTATCGCAGTAGTAGCAACAACTTCTGCACTCTTAGCAAAACCACTTGCAGACATCCTTTTAAAGGTAGTCAAACCGACTGTTAAGAAAGTCATTAAGAAGATTGCAAAAATTAGAGGAAAGGAAGTCAAAGTTCAATCTGTATCAGAACGTAGAAATGAGCAGAGAGAAAGAAATCATGCTATAATGTCATTGAGAAAGACATTTAAAAAATGATATACCATTATTATATCCCTGACCCAGGTTCTGTTATAAGAAACCTAGAGGTTCCAGAAGAGATAGTGCAGTATTGTGATTACTTTACACACAATGCTGATAGAGATGATCTAAGACATATCGATTGTGTGTATATGAATATGGGAGAGTATGGAAACGATCCAAAAATACTTGAAGAACTTAGAGGTAAATCGAAGTTTGTATTTTAATTTCCGATAACTCCACCAAGGTCATTAGCATCATTGGATTCAATGGTATGTCTATGTTGTTTGATGTGAGTCACATTATTGACTACGACATCAGAACATATAGATGCGTAAGGACTTCTGGGGTGGAAACTAATTCCAGACTTAATTAACTCTCCACAATTCTTAAGTCTTGCGATCTCAAAGTCGAGGCGCTTATTGGCAGTTGATTGTTGCATCATTGCAATATTGGCAGCTGCCGCCTCTTTACATTGTTTTTGAAGTTTCGTATCAAGTGGAATGGAGAGAGTTGCGGATAGACCAGCAGAAAGATTGTTGTTATTTTTTTGACCAGTTCTTATGGGAACTTTATAAAGAATAGAGCCAGGATTGTCAGGTGCTCCGTCTTCATTCAAATCCCTCATATCATAAACAGGATCCTGATAGTAATCCTCATAAGGATTCTGCCAACTATTAGCACCTGTTAAGAATGGGGTGAAGTTTAACGTAGGACCCTGACACTGGATCCCTCCGCCGTATGTATTCGTAATATATGGCCCTTGAAGGACCTGGATGGCTTGGTTTGTAACACTGCCACTAGAATTAGCGACGGGAGCAGCAGTAGCAGAGACGCCCCCAATAGTTTCCGCATGAGAGGGAACAGCAAAGAATAGAGATATTATTGCTGGAATATACTTGTAGTATCGGTTACGCTTGTTATTTCCGTGGTTCTTTGGATAATCGTTTGATTGGCCAATCCTGGGCCCATGTATGTTTCTGTGAATTGAAAAGGTTCTCCCGGAGTCACCATTGACCAGTTTGGTTTCTCCTGCATATTTAAGTTTGTCCATTGTGAAATCACTCCGTCTATAGTTTGAGAATCAGATCCTGATCCCGGAGATAAACTAACTCCAGAATTTTGGACATTAGTTCCAGAAACTGAATATTGCCATCCAGTATTGTAATCAATAGAATTGATAGTTTCAGTCACTTTAGAAGTAGTTTCTGTATGACTCGTCATGGAACCCTGTGTAAAGTTTGGAACAACTGGGACACTATGTGATGGTTGAACCAAACTACCAATTACACCAAGAACCAATCCAACGCCGATCGCTTCTTGTAATTTTTTCATATTAGTAAATACTGATTTCGCTAACAAATTGACCAGTAGCACTGGTACCTGCTCCACCCGCAGTCAACGTTGTTGTTGAACTTGAGTCGATAGTACCTGCCAGGTCACCAGCAACACCAGCAGCGGTTGAGACTTGATTACTGAAATTGCTTACACCACCAACAGATGGTGCACTGGTAGAAATAGCATCACCTTGTACAAATGACTGGGTAAAGCTGAAACTTTCACCAGCTGTTGCTTGAGTTGCTGTCAATGAAGGAATCGATCCAACTCCTGATGCAACCGTAAGACTACCTATAGATGCTGTAGCAGATCCACCACTAGGTGTATATTGTGTGGTCACGTTATTACCACTTACACTATAGGATGTACCAATACGTTGTACATTCGTTGCAGCTGCATCAACAGTCAATTGAACTGAAGAAGATAATCTATGTGTAATATCGGCATATGCTGGTGCCGCCATCAATAACATCCCAAAAGCAAATAATGCTTTCTTCATATGATCCAGGTATTTTATACACCTCTATTTAGAAATTTTAAATTTACTTAACAAAGTCCTTTTTATGTGTTGAAAGTTTAATATAAGGTTGGATTTTTCAATTTTTGTTATTAGTATTGGTAAATAGATTTATAGGAACACAAAATTCCACAATTAAATGGAAGACAAAGAACAATCTAACTTTTCGTTAGAAACAAAAGAATGTCCTAAATGCGGAGCAATTTGGTTAAATGGTAGACACTATTGGACTGGCACTGGTAGGGTTGGAGATACTAAAACCTTATCTAATCTTGTTTGTGGTTTAGTAGAATCACGACACTGTATTAATCCCGACCATAAAAAGGGACACATTTACGGTGAAAAAGATACCTGGGAAAAAAGATCACAATTTATTGATAAAGAATTTAGAAAAAGAGATTAAAATTATGCCTCGTGGAGAATTGAAAAGATATGAAATTTTATCTAGAGTTTATAAACTAAAGGAAGAGTTAAAGTATAGAGATGATTGTAGGGATAAAAGACTTGCAGATGAATATCTTGATAAAGTTTTAGAATATATTGAACAGTTTCATTATTAATATAGAAGCAAAGTAATCTTTTCTTCTAGGACAAACCCAGTCTAGACGGTTTTCAAACTGGTGTCAAGGGGTTGACGATGAGACGATAATGGGTTAGTATAAATACATGGACAGGTGAGGATTTCCTCACCATTCCAACACGCCTTACCAAGACTAAACAGCGTGTCAAAATAATAGTCTTTCATACCCACTCTGGAGGGTAGAGTGGGAATACTATACTCAGTACCACCCCGTACTACTACATAACCCTTTTTCAAAACAATGGCTACAACACTTTCAAGACAACAACAATCATCCACGTGGGAATCTTTCTGCGAATGGGTGACTTCAACAAACAATCGTCTCTACGTCGGTTGGTTCGGTACGCTGATGATTCCAACTCTGTTGGCAGCAACCGTCTGTTTCATCGTTGCGTTCATCGCTGCTCCCCCTGTGGACATCGACGGAATCCGTGAGCCTGTTGCAGGTTCACTTCTCTATGGTAACAACATCATCTCTGGTGCAGTTGTTCCCTCTTCCAACGCAATTGGCCTTCACTTCTACCCCATTTGGGAAGCCGCATCCTTGGATGAATGGCTCTACAATGGTGGTCCTTACCAACTGGTCGTATTCCACTTCCTCATTGGCATCTTCTGCTACATGGGTCGTGAGTGGGAACTCTCCTATC